GGTCCATGCCGGTGCAGCCGGTCCAAGGGCGGTAAAATGGGTCGTAAAGACAAACCATTGCCCGAGGATCAAAGGCTGGCTGCGGAGGTAGCATTTAAGAGCTATTCTCAGAAACTTGAGAACAGTCTCCAGATTGTTTGCTATTTCCGTAGCTTGTATGAAGTCTTGATTGATTCAGATGAATCATTTGCGACTTCGATAACTCCGGCCGACCTCCTGACTCATCTCCGTGAGTTGGTGGAGCTCTGCCCTAAGGACCTTATTTCGGCAATCAAATACCTTGTGGTTTGGCCGATGGCTAGGTTTCTTAAGCAAGAACTCCCTCCCAAGCCGGATGGCTTGCGTGAGGAGGTCGTTAAACTTCCTTTTGTCCTTTTCTCTGGAGGAGCAAAGGGTCCACGGAGTTTGCGCAACTTGGCAGCTGCCAGGCCCAACAATCGAAGGGCAATGCAAGTGTTTTGGAGCTGGCTTCAGGGGTCCAAGAGAGGACTCCCTCAAGTGCCCGAGGAGTTTATCCTTGCGACAAAGAGGAAACATTGCGCTGCACTTTCGCAGCAGTTATTTCCGATCCCTGGAGACTACCTCGATGAGTTCACTCGAGATTTGAAGGAGCTCTTCCGTGGCGTCCAATCAGTGGGCGTTCGCAATCTTCGCAATGAAGATGATGTTTTGATCCGCGGGAAAGTTGTCCAGTGGAAAAGAGATCGACAGCTGCGCCATTGGTGCGGCAATCCAGGCTGGAATGCCTGCGCCTCCCACTCAAGAAGTGAAGGAGGAAAGACGCAGTGTGTTCGCCAGTGGATCTCAGAGAAGCTTTCCGAGCTTCAACCACAGGATGACCCGACCGGAAAGGTAAATGAGGTCTCCTCATTCCTTCGTTCAAAACATCTTCTACCCAAAGTGCCTATGGCTACGATTGCCAAATGGGCACGCGAGGATGTGGACGAACAGCTTGAAGCTCAGGTCTGCGTGATCCAGGAGCCACTGAAGGCTCGTGTCATCACAAAAGGCGACGCGAGAGCTTACTATGCTGTCATGCCTCTCCAGAAGGACTGCTGGAAGCACTTAGCTGCAAAGGAGGAGTTCAGTCTCATAGGACGTCCCCTAGCCGAGGAGAATTTGATCAATATCGACCAAGGTACTGATCGAGTACTTGCTGCCTCA